CTTGGTTGAGAGTGCGTTGTTTGGTAGATAACATTTCCATTGATATGTACTGCATTAACAATATGCATCCATAAAGTGTGTCGTATTTGAGCATTTTCCTCACCATCATCGTACCATGCGTTAATTGAATCCAATATATGCCATAGAATCTGGGATGAAAGTGATCCGTCGAAATTTGAAAAATCTCCAGCAACAACTTTGATGATATTATCATGAGTCATTCCTCGGGATTGTAATTTCCGAACAATTTGATCCCAATCTCTTGAGTAAACATTAGTTCCAGTCGCAATTTCGTTAGCATTTCGGTTATGCATTATCCATGCTGCGAAACCCAAAAAGTATTGTCGGAAGAGAATAGTGAAATGAACAGGTCCACCGCAGAACACACGTGTTTTGCCTGCCATAACTTTTGCAATGTTTCTTCGTTCATCTTTCAATGTATCTGACCAATAAACTCCACGTTGTATTCCTTTTCGACAATATTCTAAAAGTTCTTCAACATCTCTTTCCACCACTTTTGCCAAAGGTGTATCCAATGTCCAATCTCCATCACCGAAAGCTTGCTTTTTTCCACGCAAATCAAAATAGTGAGATGTGTATGGATAACCCATTGAAGTTGTGCGATTTATGGGTGCCATGAATTCATCTTCCGTACCTAAAATTGCTTCCTGATAGGAGAGAACTTTTCGATAGTCGTTCAATCGCAAATGAGAATTGTTAATATAATAGTTGTTCTTAACATCATTCATAGCAATATCAATCATTTGTGGGTCGATCATAGGCACCTGCTTTCCAAATTTTCGTAGTCCATTCAACATGGGATCATGCTGATCATTTGGTCGTAATTGAGCTGGCATCGTTTTTGTTTCTACAATACCATGCAATTTTGATTCCGTGATTTTTGTTCTTCCTCCACCTGTTGTTTTAAGTGGAGTCACACCATGGATCATCAATCCATCGCGGAGAGGAACTGAACCATATTGAGTTTGTTCCAAGGGAATTTCCTCAATCGGTAAATCAATTTCTACATAGCATTGTGTGTGAAATGGTTTGTTAGCAAAAGCTTCCAAAAGCATTTCTTGTGTGACAATTTGAGCAACGCCTTGTGAACCATGTGACAAGATCTTTGAAGCCATGTGAATTCCAGCTATTTTGCGCACAGCTGATTTGTGATTCAAGATCAAAGGCGAACCACAATCTCCAGCAATTGTCGATCCAAAATACTTGAAATAATGAACTAGTTGCATACGAAATCCGTCTGTTGAGATAACTTCTTGTTCATCAGTTACCTCCACATCAACCAAAGAGCGCAAAGATGGGAACAAAGATCTTTTCACGTCCCCTGCTCCATATGTTGGCATTTGTGCGACATATCGACCTGTCAACATTGCGATATCACTCGTTGTTATAAAATATTTTACAATATCTGGGTGAATGGCTATATTACTTCTTTTAGGATCGAGATGTACAACAACAGCATCTACAATACGTCCATTTTTGGCCAATTCGTAAGCATTATCAATTATATCGACACCTGTAACGGTGCCCATTAGAAGTCCCAGTGCATTTGAAACGTAAAGCTTCTCCGTTCGTC